ATGATGGGCACGGACAAAGTAGCCCCCGGAGAAGAGGTTTATTGCCGCCATTGCGGTGAACCTATCCCGCCGGCGCGGCTGAAGGCGATGCCGCAAATCGTCTTATGTGTGGATTGCCAGGCTGAACAGGAGAAGCGCGCATGAATATGACCCTGACGCTTGCCGATTTGTCGGCAATATTGGCTTTTATTGCCCTTTGCATTTCTGTCGGCACTGCAGTGTGGGGGATATTTACGCGCGGGCATAAGCAGCATGCCAAAGATATAGCTGCTCTGAAAGAGACGGGTTTGAAGACAAATCACAGGGTGGAAAAGCTGGAAATGGCTATCAAAAGCCTGCCGGATAAAGGCACATTGCACCGCCTGGAACTGTCTATCACGGAGATGAAGGGGGATATGAAAGCCATGAGCGCCGGGCTGGCACCATTAAAGACTTTAGCTGAAAATTTGACCACTATGCTGGTTGAAAATGCGAAAGGAAACAAACAATGAGCCTTGATTTTGGATTGCTCGGCCAGAAGGTTGAGGAAGATGTGCGTCTGACGCTCTTGAAGGCGTTGAGCATGACTTCTGATAATCGGCTGAATGAGACTGTTCTGCACGAAACTTTAGACAAATTCGGCCATAGGCGCAGCCGCGATTATTTGCGCACCCAGTTGGCCAAGCTGGAAGAATTAGGCGCAATTCGGCTGGAAAAAGCCGGCACAGTGCAGGTGGCGACATTGTTGCCGCCCGGGCTTGACCATATCGAGCGCCGTTCCTTTTTGGCCGGCGTGCGGCGGCCAAGCATTTATTGAGGTGGCTCATGGCGCATGGAAAAGACAAGAAAAAACAGGCGCGCAGCCATTATGTGCTGAACCGGCAGACGCTGCCGGCTGTTGCCACTCTGTTGAAGGTGCCGCTGGCCACTTTGCGCCGGTGGAAAGCGGAAGCCAGGCAGAATAGCGATGATTGGGACACGGCGCGGGCGGGCAGCCTTGTTGCCGGTGAAGCCTATACCGAGCTGATCGCCGCAGCATTAGAAGAATTTGCCGTGCAATTTCGCGCTGTGATGGACGCAATCAAGGGTGATAAAGCGCTTTCGGCGGTTGATAAAACCAAGCTTTTGGCCGGCCTCGCCGATGCTTTCAATAAAACAGTGGCTGCCGCCGGCCGCGCGGCGCCGAAAATCAGTGAGCTTGGGGTGGCCTATGATGTTCTGCAGCGCCTGTCTGCCTTTGCCGGGCGGACACGACCGGATCTGGCGCCGGCGCTGCTGGAGCTTCTGGAACCGTTTGGCGATGAAATAGCAGAGGCATATGATGGGCGATAGGCTGTTGAGCGCCGGCGGTCGGCGCTTTACCAAAACCGGCTTTAGCGATGAATTGGCCAAAATGGCGGCAGCCATGCGTGCCCGCATTGATGCCAATGTCAGCGGTTTTGACCCTGACCCGGCCGCCGTGGCCAGGCGGCGCAAGCAGGCTCTTGACCCGGTTGCCGGTTTTAAATTTTTTGCCGAGACTTATTTCCCGCATTATTTGACCGCGGCGCCGAGCCTGTTGCACAATTATTTATTCAGAAGGTTGGCGGAGATTGCAGCATCAACTGCTATGACCGGAGTGCGCGAGGTGGATATTGCGCCGCGCGGTGCCGCAAAATCTACCCTTGTATCCCTTATTTATCCGATCTGGCGGCCACTTATCGGCAAAAGCCATTACATTATCATTATCATGGACGCTTATGCGCAGGCAGCTTTGGCGCTGGAAGCAATTAAGGCCGAACTGGAGAGCAACCAGCGGCTGGCTATGGATTTCCCCGAAATATTCGGCAAAGGGCGGGTATGGCGGGAGGGAGAGATTGTCATAAAAAACGGCTGTCGAATCGAGGGGGTTGGTGCCGGTATGAAACTGCGCGGCAGGCGGCACGGCGCGCACCGGCCGGATCTGGTTATTCTGGACGATGTGGAAAATGATGAAAATGTTCGCTCGCCCGAGCAACGCAATAAGCTGGAAAGCTGGATATTGAAAGCAGTGCTGAAGCTTGGCGCCGCTGATGACAGCATGGATTTGCTGCATATTGGCACTGTTTTGCATTATGATGCCGTGATTTTGCGCAATGCGGCGCGGCCGGGCTGGCGCAGCGCCCGTTTCCGCGCGCTGATGGACATGCCAGAGGCAATGGATTTATGGGACGAATGGGAAGAGACTTTGCGCAATGAAGGCGCGGCCGCTGCCCATGCTTTTTATCAAGTACGCAAAGCGGAAATGGATAAAGGCGCTGTGCTGAATTGGCCGGCTATGCAGAGCTTGGAAAGACTGATGCTGCAGCGGGCTGAAAGCCCGGCCGCCTTTGCCAGTGAGCAACAAGGTGAGCCTGTCTCCGAGAATTCAGCCTTCAAACTTGAGGATTTAACCTACTGGGCGCAAATAAAGCGCGATCTTTTGCTTTTTGGCGCGGTTGACCCAAGCCTTGGCAAAAGGGGCAAGCAGCGCGACCCCAGCGCCATTCTGGTAGGCGGCATTGATAAAAGCGGTGAATATCCGACTATGGATATTGTTGAAGCGAGCATAAGGAAGCGCACGCCGGACAAGATTATTGAAGATATTTTGGCGATGCAAAGCCGCTATCACTGTCAGATATGGTTTGTCGAGAGTGTGCAGTTTCAGGAATTTTTGCGCACCGAGCTGATGAAACGAGCCTTGCAGCGCGGCATTGTGCTGCCGGCCATGCCGATTATCCCCAATACCGACAAAGCCTTGCGCATTGAGAGCCTGCAGCCGCATGTGGTGATGGGGGCTATTCGCTTCCATTCAAGCCAGCGGACACTGATTGAGCAATTAACGCAATGGCCGGACGGTGACCATGATGACGGGCCTGATTGTCTGGAAATGCTGTGGGTCAATGCTATCCGCTTTGCTGCCCAGGCAATGACCGGCACAGGCGGCATAAAGAGCGCGCCGCGCCGGCGGCCGGGATTTGCAGCGGGGTATAATTTATGAGCAAGCGCAAAAACAGGCATAAACGCGTTGATCTTGCTGCCGCAAAGCCGGCAGCGGCGGTGCAGGCGGCAGCTATCAGCGCTAATTTGTTCCGCATTCTGGCCACCAACCAGAATGATGTGTATATGCCGCAATACACCAAGGCGATGCGGTCGCAAGATCGCACAATCTTGATGAAGGGTGCCGGCAAAGGCATTCGCCTCTATGACGAAGTGCTGGAGGACGGGCATGCTTATAGCGTGCTGAATAAGCGCAAAGACAAAATTATCGCCCGCAACTGGGTTGTGGAAGCGGCTGAAGAAGATGATGCGCGCGCCCAGGCTGCGGCCGAGCTGGTGGAAAAGGCCCTGAAGCGCATTAATTTTGATGTTGTCTGCAAAGGACTGCTGGACGCTGTGCTTTACGGCTATGCGGTGGCAGAAATTGAGTGGGAGCTGGTGGATAATCTGATTTTGCCGCGCGCCATTGCCCGCCAGCCGCAGAGGCGCTTTTTGTTTGACCCTGAAGGGCGCCCCCGCTTGTTGACCAGGCAGGATAGCGGTGAGGGCGAAGCTTTGCCCGACCGCAAATTTATTGTCCACCGCCATGATTTTGACGGCAGTGACCCTTACGGGCGCGGCCTTGGCCGTATTCTCTATTGGCATATTTTATTCAAGCGCGAGGGGGTCGGCTTTTGGGGCAATTTTCTGGAAAAATATGCCAGCCCCACGCCGGTAGGCAAATATCCGCTGGGGACGCCGCCTGATGAGCAAGACCGTTTGCTGGATAAATTAGCGGCTATGGTGCAGCAAGGGGCGCTGGTGCTGCCGCTGGGCAGCGAGGTGGAGTTTTTAGAGAGCACGCGCGATGCAAAAGTGAGCTATGGCGACTGGTGCAGCTATTGGGACGAACAGACCAGCATTGCCGTTCTGGGCGAAAATTTGTCCACATCATTAACGGACGATGGCAGCCGGGCGGCGGCAGAAACGCATATGGAAGTGTCTGACGGCGTGGCAGATGCTGACAGTGATTTGCTCTCGGCGACCCTTAGCAGCACTCTGGCGCAATGGATTGTCGATTTTAATATGCCCGGTGCGCCTGTGCCCAGCATTTACCGGCCGCGGTCAAAAAACCAGTTGGCGGAAGAGCAATATCGCCAAGCGCGGGCAGGGCGTATTAAAGCCGATATGGACAATATGAAAGGGCTGTTGCAATGCGGTTTTAAGCCGAAACAGGGGCTGACAGCCAGCCTTTCAGCAATTCTCGATGATGATGTGGAATTGCTGACCGAGGCGGATAAGACTGTGTATGCCGATATTCTGGCCGCCGGAAAAAGTGAGCCGGCCGCCGGCGGCATTGGCGGGTTTGGCAGCTCTGCCGGCAGTTTCGGCTTTTCGGCGCCGGTGCCGGCGGAACATGACCACGGTTTGCAGGCTATATTGGATCAGATTGAAGATGCCAGCCAGCCGGTGATTGACGGCTGGCTGCAAATGATAAAGAGCCGGCTTAAGCAAGCACAGGCTGCCGGCAAAACGCTGGAAGAGATGCGGGTGGATTTGCTGACGCTTTACCCAGAGCTTGATACAATGCCGCTTGGTGAAATCCTGACCGATGCGCAGGCGGTGGGGGAGTTAATGGGCCGAGATGATGTGCACGAGGATACGCGCCGCATAGCTGACGGGATTTGAGGAGCATTAAATGAGCTTTCAAACCCCATTTAAAGAGGCGATTGACTATTTGAAACAAAAAGTCAATTTGCCAAGCAAAACATGGCGGGACATTGAAGGCCGCAGCCATGACCGCGCTTTTGTAGTGGCCGGGGCAACCAAAGAGGCTTTGCTCAATGATTTGCGCCGCGCGGTTGATGACGCTCTGGACAAGGGCACGCGATTAGACGAATTTACCAAGGATTTTGAAAAAACCGCCGCAAAGCATGGTTGGACGGGGTGGACAGGTGAAAGCAGCCCTGCCGGCCGGGCATGGCGGGCGCGCACTATTTATGAGACCAATTTACGCACCGCCTATGCGGCCGGGCGCTATAAGCAAATGACCGACCCGGATATGGTCAGAGCACGACCCTATTGGCAATATAAGCACGGCTTTACCCGCCGGCCGAAAACACCGCGGAGCCACCATTTGGCGCTTGACGGGTTGATTTTGCGCTGCGATGACCCGGCATGGGAAGAGATTTATCCGCCCAATGGCTGGGGCTGCACTTGCGGCGTTGTGCCGTTGAGCCGGCGGCAGATGGAGCGGCTGGGGCGGTTTGCCCCCGACACTAGCCCGAATTTGCCGAATCGGCGGGTGGTTGACCCGGCAACTGGTGAAACAGAATTTGTGCCGCAGGGCATAGGTTTTGGCTGGAACCATGCGCCGGGCAAGGACTGGGCAGAAGGGCTGATACCGAAAGAACTGCAAAAACCGCTGGCGGATAGCGCAGAGACGCCGGATAAAGGCAGCTCGCCGCCGGCAAAGCTTGTGCCTTTGCGCCAGATAGCGCGCCCGAGCAAAGCCGAGGAATTGCCGGAAGGCAAGCCGGCCGAGTGGTATGTCGACAAGATTTTAGGCCTGGTTGGGGCAAGGCGCGGGGCAGACGGGGCAAAGCTTATCCGCGACAAAGCCGGGCAGGCAGTGGCTGTCTCTGACGCGATGTTTAAAACGGGCGATGGGCGTTGGAAGGTCTTTAAGCAAGGCAGGGCGAGCAGCTTGCTTAAAGCTTTTGAGGCTCTGATTGACCCGGACGAAATCTGGGTTGATTGGGAGAAGAACAGAGATACAGGCGATATGATGCTAAAGCGCCGCTATGTGCGCTTTGATCCGGATTTAGCGGTATTTTCTGCCTTTAGCTGGGGCAAAGACGGGTGGGGCGGCAGCACATTATTCCCTACTCGCGGCAGTTCTGGAAAACGGGAGCGGTATATTGAAGGGCAGCGGCATGGCGCGCTGCTTTATCGGCGCAAATAAAAAGCCGCACACAAGAGGCGGCTTTGACGCTAATTCCCTTGGTCATCTGTCTTGTGCAGCATCTGGGTTATTAGTCGCGCACTCAATATAGCAAAAACGCGGGAGATAAGCAAGTGCTGGCGACATTCAAAATAGAGTTTGATGAGGCAACCAAAAGGCGGCTGGAGCAGTTTCTGGCCACACTTGAGGCCCGCGCTGCCAATATTCCCGGCGCGCTGAAAAATATTGGCGAAGCGCTGCTGCAAACCACGCGTGAGCGTTTTGATAGCGGCAAAGACCCTGATGGCAAAATGTGGCAGGAACTGGCGCCGCTAACAGTAATGCTGCGGCGCAGCTCAAAGCCGATATTGCTGCGCACTGGGCGGCTGCGCAATTCCGTTTCCTACAATATTATCAATAATCGCCTTGAGCTGGGGCCGAATACGGTTGACGCGGCAATCCATCAATTTGGCGGCGAGATTGTGCCGAAAGACAGCCAGGCGCTGCGTATACCCGGCCTGTCCGGCGCGAACCGCGCAATATTCCTGAAAAAGGTAACTATTCCAGCCCGCCCTTATATCGGCTTTGGTGAGGTAGATGAACAGGCGGCAACCGATGCTTTGCTGGACTGGCTGGATATTGAACAAGAGGCGAGGAGTGTGTGAAACACACGACTGGGACAGATTGAAGACCAGGCGGAAATAGACTAGGTTGCAGTAAAGCGGCGCTGGTGCGCCTCGCCGCTTTTGGCGGGTAATGGGCGCTAAAAAGTGGAAAAACCGCTGGAGCCGCGTCAGACAGGCGTCAGATTTTGTTTTAATGCCGGCGGGTGGAGCGCCCCCGCAAAAATATTTAAAAAAAGCGACAAGCGGGCATTGTGCCCGTTTTTTTATGCCGGTGCACAGGCCATGCTGATAGCGGATTTGAACCGCAACGCGAGGCCGGCATGGCGACTGCTTACCCCAAAAATTTGACGGTGGAAATTTGCCGGCCGGGCAAGTTTGAAAGCTCGGACGGCAGCGGCGTCACCTTTAGCGATGCCGAGCTGGCTGATGTTGCCGCGAAATATACGCCGGAATTTGATGCGCCGGCGGTCTTGGGGCACCCGGTAGATAATGACCCTGCCTATGGCTGGGTGCAGGGGCTGCGCTATGACAGACATACACACCGGCTGATTGCCGATATTGGCGATGTTGCCCCAAGCCTGGCGCAGGCTGTGCGGGATAAAAAATTTAAAAAGATTTCGGCCAGCTTCCATATGCCTGACAGCCCGGCTAATCCGCGGCCCGGCACATATTATTTGCGCCATGTCGGCTTTTTGGGAGCGGCGGCACCGGCGGTGACCGGCCTCAAACCGGTGCATTTGCGCGCGGGCAATGGGCGGATTGTTGAAATATCCCTTACAGAAAATGATTGGAAAGGCAAGGCAATGGAATTCCTCGATAAATTAAAGGCAATTTTTGTTAAAGCGCTGGGGCAGGAAAAGGCCGACAGCCTGATGGATAATGAGGAACTTTCGCAGGTTTTGGCGGAAGAAGCGGCAAAAAAGGCAAAAGAGGAAGCGGAAACTGCCGCCGCTAATGCTGCCAGCGACACGCCGGCGCCGGCAGAACCAGAAAAGGACAAAGAAGAGGAAGACAAGAAAAAAGATAATGCTTCTCTCTCTGCCTCACTTGCCGCCCGGGAAAAGGCCGTGGCTGCCAAGGAAAAAGAACTCAAGACAAAAGCACAGGCGCTTATTCATAGCAATCATGTGAGCTTTGCCGCTGGCCTGATTAAAGATGGCAAATTATTGCCAAAAGATAAAGATGTGCTGGTGGCCGCACTGGACGCGGCGGCAGTGAATTCCACCGTATCCTTTGCCGATGGCCGCACCGGCACGGCCGCGGCGGCGCTGCAGGAAGTTTTGACCGGCCTGCCGCAGGTGGTGCCTTTTGGCAAAGCCGTGCCGCCCGAAAAGCAGAATAAGCGTGTCTCGCTTGCCGCACCGGACGGCTATAGCGTGGCGGAAGATGAAGACGACCTTTATGCCAAAGCGAAAAAATATCAGGCAGAGCACCCTGATGTCGATTGGCTGAAATGCGTTGAGGCCGTGCAAGGGCAGTAAGCAGGCCGCTATGCGGTCAGAGAAGTAATTTATGCGGCAATGCGCCGGCAAATAATGAGGATTGAGACATGGCGGAACAAGAAAACTACTTTAGAGGGGCGATTGAGACGCTCGCCTACACAATTATCCCCAAAGAGCAGATTAAAGCAGGCCAGGCGGTGGGGTTTGACGGGCGGATTGCCAAGGCAGGCCAAGCCGTGCAGGGGGTGGCGGCGCATGATACGGACGAATTTGACCTTGAAAGGGGCCTGAAGATTGTGGCCATAGGTCAGGTGGATTTGATGGCGGGCAGCGCGATCAAGCAAGGTGATGCTCTGACGCCTGATGATGACGGCCTGCCGAAATCCGGCGGCAACGGTTTTGGCATTGCCTTGTCAAATGCAGACAAAGGCGGCCTTGTGAAAGTGCTGCTGCGCGGCAGCCTCTAAGCGGCTCACGGGCCAAGGCCTGCGCGCTTGTGCCGGCCATGCCTGACGGGAATGAAATGAGATTATATTTTTTAAAGGAATGTGAATTATGGCACAGATGAATAACCGGCAGGCGCAAGTAATTGACCCGATTTTGACGGAATATGCGCGTGGTTATAAAAACTCGGAATTTATCGGCCAGCTTTTGCTGCCGACTACTCCTATCCCCAACCGCTCGATGAAAGTTTTGCGTTTCGGCAAAGAGGCGTTTCGCCAATATCTGGACACGCGCCGCGCCCCCGGAGCGGAAACAAAGCGTATTGCCGTTGGCTATACGGCTGACCCGGTGGCCTTGCGCCAGGACGCGCTGGACGCCGTAGTGCCCATTGAGCTGATGCAGGACGCGGCCGCTGTGCCGAATGTGGATCTGGCGGCGCATAGTGTTAAGGTTGTGCAGGATATAATCGCGCTTGGTAATGAGGTAGCAACAGCCAGTTTGCTGCGCGACCCAGTCAATTACCCGACAGGCCATGTGATTGAGCTGACAGGTGCCCAGCGCTGGAGCGAAGCGACCAGCAACCCGGCGGCGGACATTAAAGCCGCAGGCAATATTGTGCGCCTGATGATTGGGCGCCGGCCGAATATGCTTACTCTTTCGCCCCGTGTTTTTGATGTGCTGTCGCTGCACCCGGTGATTAAAGAGCAGTTTAAATACACGACCGCGGACAGTTTGACGATGGAAATGCTTGCCGCCTATTTTCAGGTGGAAAAGGTGCTTGTTGGTGAGGCAGTAGCTCTGGCCGAAAACGCTAAAGATACAGACCCGGCAGAAGATGTATGGGGCAATGATGTTTTGCTCACCTATTCCCCCAAAGACGGCAATTATATGGTGCCGGCATTCGGCTATACTTACACGCTGTCCGGCTATCCAATAGTGGAAGAAGCGCGTTGGGAGGGCAATAAAAAAAGCTGGGTTTATGGCGTTACGGAAGAAAAGCGCCCTTATATTACCGGCGCCGAAGGCGGCATATTGTTCCGCTCCCCTGCGGGCAAGCAGGGTGATGGCGGCGGCAGTGCCGATGGCGGCAAAACCCAAAAGCTTTTTGCCAGTGCCTCTGTGTCGCAAAATGAGGCCGTTCTGGCAGCACAAGTGAGCCAGTATCTGGCCGCTAATCCGGCTCTTATCAATGATGAAGTGGAAAAGGCCTTGGCGGCCAATACGGCAAAAGCGGAAGCGGCGTTGAAAAAAGCCGCGGCGGAACTTGAAGCTGCCAATAAGCGGGCCGCTGCCGCCGAAGCAGAGGCTGCAAGTGCCAAAGCAGCAGCCGAAGCCGCCGCTGCCGGCACGGCCAAAAAATAAATGGAATAAGGCAGGCGTGGCAAAAGCGCCTGCCTTACCACTCATTATATATAGAGGTGCGTCAGACAATGGCGATAAATACAAAATATCTGACGGTTGATGATCTGCTGACGCGGTTGGGGGAGCATGAGGCAGATCAGATTTTGGGCACCGGCAATCGCGGCAACAGGCGGATAGACCGCGAGAGGGCACAGACTGAAATTATGGCCGTTGATGCGCTGATTGAAGGCTATGTGCGCCCCCGCTATCCGCGCGGCTTTACCGTGCTGCCACCGCTGTTGAGCGGCTTGGCTTATGACATTGTCCGCTACCGTCTGCGCGGGCTGGGCGGGCAAAGCAGCGATATGGCCGAAGTGGTAAAGCAGCGTTATGACGATGCGTTGAAGGCTTTACGCGATATTGCCAATGGCATGATTACGCTGGACACAGACGGAGACGGTGAGCAGCCGGACGGGCCGACTGTTGCCAATGCTGTTTCTGCCGTAGTGCCGCCCAGCCGCATGAGACCGGCTTTTAAAGGGTATTTGGACAGATGATGCGGTATGGCGGTTTTTGTTGGCCTTTCACCTTATCCAAAAAGTCTGCAACTTTTTGGGGTTCAGGCAGAGCCGCATGAAGCCGGCGTTTAAGGGATATTTGGACAGATGAGCGATCCGATAAAAGAAGCGATAAAACAGGGGGCTTTGGAGCCGCGCAACCAGTTAGACAGGTTGCAGCAGGCAATACTTGCCCGTTTGGTGGAAAAAATGCCCGGCCGCATTACCCATATTGCCGCTTTTGATGAAGAGGCGCAGAAATTTGATTTTCAAGGTCTGCAAGGCGCTCTGTTTGTAAAATATGAGGGCAGTAGTTTTACCGGTGATGATACCAGCCCAATGCGGATTTATGCGCCGGCACGGGTGCTGACATGGAGCATATATGTGCTGGTGCGTTCGCTGAAGGGGGCGCAAGACGGCTTTATTGGCGCCAATGAGGTGCTGGAAGAAGTGCGGCGCGCCTTGCAGGGGCAGAGTTTTTGCGGCGCAACGCCGTGCAAAGTGCTTTCTGACCGGCTGGACGCGCAAATTGAAGGCGGCTGGCGCTTTGTGATGCAGTTTAGCAATAGCTGCCCGGCGCCCGCCTATATGGACGAAAGGGTGCGTGCTCATGCGGTATAAATATAGAGGACGGCCGGATTATCTGACTTTTGCCGATGGCAGCGGCCAGATTGTGTTTGAGGGCTTGGCTCTGCCGGGGCGTGATTATGATTTGCCGGCTGATAATGCCCGGGTGCAGGCGCTGATTGCCGGCGGGTTTTTGCAGGAGGCTGTGCCGGCAGCAAAAAGCAGAGCTGATTTGGTAAAACAAGACAAAAAAGGGAAAAATAATGGCTGAATTTCATCATGGCCCGGAAATTATTGAAGCGCGCAATGAAGCGGGCATTGTGCGCGATGTGCGCTCTGCCGTTGTATTTATCGCCGGCACGGCGCCGGTGCATGAGCTGCATAAGGATAATGCTGCCGATTATGTCAATAAGCGGATTATTGTGCGCAATAAGCGGCAGGCGGCCGAGGCTTTTGGTGCGGTAGACAGGACGCAGGCCTATACTATCCCCGCTGCTTTGGAAGCGATTTTCAATAAGAGCATTAACGGGATGGGCGGTGCTACCGTGATTGTTGTCAATGTATTTGACCCGGCAGTGCATGTCGGCAATGACGGCCTGCCTGATATTGCGCAAGTCAAGGCGGCGGATATTGTCGGCGGTTATGATAGTATAAGCGGCCGTTATACCGGATTAGAATTGGCGGCCGGCAGCTACAGTGAATACGGTTTTAACCCGAAACTGATTATTGCGCCGGGCTTTGCCGGCAATATGGGCGTGCGGGCAGCAATGGACAGGCTGGCGGATAAAACAAAGGCGATGGCGCTGGTTAATATGGACGCCGGCATTACTACACTGAATGCAGCCATACGCGCCCGCGGGGTGGGCGGGGATTATAATACGGCGTCAGAACGCCTGGCATTGATCTGGCCGGCGCCGCTGGTTTATGACCTTAAGCAGGACAAGCCGGTGGCGGAAGACGGCGCCGCCCATTTGGCCGGCGAGATTTGCGCTATGGATTTGGCGCTGGGCTATCAGCATTCCCCCAGCAACAAGCCGCTCAATGATGTGATGGGGCTGGAACATGAGGTGGTTTTTACCCCGGGCGAGTATGACAGCGACACAAATGCGCTGAATGCTGCCGGCATTATCACTTTCATGCAGAGTTTTGGCACGGGCTTCAGGTTCTGGGGCAATCGCAGCGCCGCCTTTCCGACATCAAGCTCGCAAATGTGCTTTATCAACTGCCGCCGGGTGTTTGATATGGTGCATGAGGCGGCGCTTTATTATCTGCTGTCGCGCATAGACAGTATCGCTTCTGCCAATATGTTGGAGCTGATTGAGGACGATGTTGACGCTTTTATCCGCAAAAAAGTGGGGGAAAGTGTGCTTTACGGCGGCAGCTTCCGCTTTGATCGCGCAAAGACGACATCGCGCGATATTGCGGACGGGCACTTTTACTACAGCCTGGACATGCAGCCGGTGGGAATTATGGAGCGGCTGACGGTGACAAGTGAGCTGAATATCAATTACGCGAAGGAAGCGCTGGGCTTGAGCGAATAATCAGCCGGCATAGGCGGCATTAGCCGCTGCACCATTCCGGGCAAAGCAATATAAGAGGACAAAATGGGACAACCGATTTCACTTGGGCATATCACCAATGCCGATATTTATCTGGACGATCAGCGCATGGTAGGGCGTGTGAAGGAATTTAATGTCGGCGAAATGGCCTATAAAATGGTGACACACGAGGCACTGGGCATGATTGGCGTGATTGACTTGCCAAGCCGCGCTATGGACAGCCTGAAGGCCACCATCAATTTTGAATATTATGAGCCGGAGCTGATTGCCGCGCTTTATAACCCGACCAAGACATGCCGTTTCTTTTTGCACGCTTATCTGGACAAGTTTGACACAGACGGGCTTTCCTCGACAAGTGGCCGATTGGTGACCATGGTCAAAACCTACCCCAGCAAGCAGGGTGAGCGTGGCCATAAATTGGGTGAGAATAGCGAGCAGAGCTTTGAGGTGACCATTGCGGCTATGACGCAGAAGCTATCTACCCAAAATGTGCCGCTGTTTGAATATGACCTGTTTGCTGGCATTCATAAGGTCAATGGCAAAGATGTCTGGCCGAATTGAGGCGGCGGCCCAAGAGGCCGGCAGGTATTTATTTATCTGCCGGCCTCTTGGGTAGAGGCTGCAGCTTTGGTAGTATTAACCTCTTTGGCAGTTTTTTCCACCCAGGAGCCGATGCCGCCGACAATTATCATGATGAATATAAATAGCAGTATTATTGCGCGTATCAGACACATGGAATTTCCTGCCGTCAGATATTTATTTCTCTGACAGCCATTTAACGGCAGAGGCCTGAATACCTGCTTGCCCCATAGATGTTTTATAAGGTAAGCCAGTCACCAAAGCTTTACAGGCCTTTTCATTGTCGCCTGTGATAGAAGCGCAGTCTTGAAGCCCGTAGACAAGCTGTTTTTTGGGTAAATCATCTGTTCCAACACGAATAGCGCCTATATGACCGGATTTTGAACGGACAGAACACATGAAAAAATCAACGCTGACGCCGTAAGCCTGGCAATCTGTTATTTCAACAGGGTTTTTCAGCTCTTCATAATTGATGAGAAAATCAAAAGAGCTGATTTTCTGCGGGGCGGCGTCTTCTGCCTGTGTTGCGGTGGTCAAAGCCACGATGGCACAAGCGGCCAGCAAGAATTTTTTCATGTGATTCTCCTCTAAAAATATTTGCGCCACGCTATAAAAAACTGCTTGCCAAAGCAAGTGGAAAATGCAATAAAAAAGGCACGGTGCTTGAAACACACCAAAGCCAAAAGCGGGCAACACCCCGAGAAGTGTTCCCCATAAAAAAATACCGAAATAGCGGCTTGCCGCTATCCGCCGGGTGGCTTTTTGCCATAAAACACCGCTTAAGCGGGAAAGCAAAAAGGCAGACTTTTGGCTGTGTTTCAACCACCCGGCGCGCTTTGGCGCGTGTTTTTGAAACAAACACCAAAAGGAGGTCACTATGACCAATGCAATATTTATCCCCATCACCCAAAAGCAAATAGAAGGCGAGGCCGTGCAAACGGTGGACGCAAGGGCGCTGCACACCTTTTTGGGCGTAAAGACGCCGTTCAAGCAGTGGATAGAGCGGCGCATTTCCGATTACACATTTTTGTTTAATCGGGATTTCTGGGAGTTTTCGGGCAAAAAGACCTTTGGCATTTTTAGCAAAGAAGCAACCGAATACGCCCTTTCTTAGATATGGCGAAAGAGCTGGCAATGATGGAGAGGAATGAGAAAGGCCGTCTTGCCCGCCGCTATTTTATTGAGGCAGAAAAGAAGCTGCGGCAAATAGGCCAAAACCCGCTTTTGGGCAGCGGGGATAGCCAGCTTGGCGCGCTGCTGGCGCTCACCGGCGGGCTAAACAAGGCGTTAGAAGCTGATTTGCTGAAAAAGTTGCGCAGCCTGGCAGCAGCCAGGCGGCCGAGCCTGGCAAGAATTATGGTGGCAGAGGCCGCCGGGCTGGATTGGGAGGCCATAAAAGCCGGTGGCGGCAAACCCGCCCGTCTGAAAGCCGCCATTGCGGATTGCCTGCGGCTGGGGCTGATTAAAGCCGCCCCGGCAGGAACGCCGGAAACCGGCAAGGGAGTTGCTGCTGTTGAGGGAGGGCTGTTATAATGAGCGATGGCATGAAAGTTAACGATGTTTATCTTGATGAAGTGCGCTGTGCGCTTTTGGCAGTTGAAGAATTTGTGGGAGAGACCTGCACGGTAGAAGAATATCCGGCAGATTTTGGCGCGGTAAACCCTAACCATTTTGTTAGTCTTTTGCGCATTATCAACCGCCATTTACAGTTGGCGATAGAAAAGCCAGAGGAACATTTGACTGCCGGCGAAAAACTTTAATGCAGAAGCCCCGCCCAAAAGCGGGGCTTTTTCTTGGTAAGAGACGGGCACTATGCCCGTTTTTTTGTGCCCGCGCGCGCGTAAGGTTGGGGCAGCATGGGCATCTCCCCCCATGCCGGCGCCGCGCGGCGGTTTTCCGGCTTTTCCGCCGGCGCGCGCCTTTTAAAGGCCCAAAGCCCGAAAAAGAGGATAAAATGCGTGAGACAACCGAAAAAATAGATAAAGAGATTGCCGGGCAGCAGCCGTTGCGGCATGCCGGCGCGGCAGAACTGGCAAAAAAAGTGCAGGTAGACAGGGTAATGTCAGAGGCGGTAGCCCGCCCGCAACAGCCCGGCGATGATATTACCGCACCGGCGCAAGGGAAATTCCCCACGCGGGAAGTGGTGCTGGAAAAGAGCAAAATTAAGGTGACGATCCCCGATGACTGGACATTGGCCGACAGTATGGCGGCGCAAAAGGCGGCGCGGAAGGATACGGCCAAATTCCCGCTTTATCTGGCCCAGCGCATTTGCTTGTTTAATGGTGAGCGGCGCGCCATGGCGTGGATTGAGGATAATATCCACGGTAAGGACGGTCTGCAGCTCATTGGCGAGCTGTTTGGCGGCGATGAGGGTCAAGAGGCGGGGAGCGCGACAGGGACGGGGAATAGTGAGGGAAACGGCTAAGCCCGGCCCCGGCCGACGTAGAATTTATGGTGCGGCGCGGGTGGGGCTTTGCCGAGTTGATGGTGTTGCCGGTCAGCGATTTTAATTTCTGGCTGGATATAGCGATAGCGGCGCTCAAGGCAGAAAATAAGGCGCAAGGCGGCTAACGGCGCTTTGCGCATTTTGCCGCATTTTGAGGTGCAGATATGAAATTTGCTCTGGTGCTTGAGGCGGTAGACAAAGCCAGCCGGGCAATTAAGGCGGTTGCCACGGCGCAGAAGCTGGCCGGCAAAACGGCGGTGGAAGCGGCGGATAAGGCTGCACGGGCGCAGGAAAAAGCTACCAGCACACAGGAAGCTGCCAATAGGGTGATGACGGCGACTGAACGGCTGGGCGATAAGCACCGCAAGGGCCTGGCTGCGCAAATGGCGCAAATGACAAAACTCAATGTGCTGACGGCAAAATTTGCCAAAATCGGCGCAGCTATCAATAATAATGGCTGGGGCGAGGTAAAGACCGGCGCGGCCAAGGCGCTGGCCGGTATGCGCGGTGCCATGCGCCGGGCCTTAAAGATAAGCGCTGTCGGCGCGGTTGGGGGCGGGGGCTTTGGCGCGCTGTTTATGAAGCCGGCGGCGCAATATAGCCAATTAAAGGCACAGCTCCAAGCCGTTACCAAGAGTGCGGTTGCAACAAAACAGGCGATGGATTGGGTGCAGGCGCAGCAAATGCCGCCGCATGGGATAATGGATTTGACCGCCGGTTTTGTAGCTTTACGCCGTGCCGGCATTGACCCGACCAAAGGGGCATTGCAGGCCGTGGCTGATGCAGCCACGGCACAGGGCAAAAGCATGGCGGAAGTGACCGGTGCCATGCAGGCAAGTTTTGCCGGCGATTATGAGGGGCTGAACGCGCTGGGCATAGCGGCACAGCGGCAGGGCAAATATATTGCCTATGTGTTTGCCGATAATAACGGCAAAATGAAGCGGATAAGAGCGGCCGCCGGCGATACCGGCGCGCAGGCGGCGGCTATGGCCGAGGCCATGCGACAGGCAAGCGGCGGTGCCGCCAGAAACTATGGCCAGACATGGGACGGCATGATGGCGCGGCTGGGCGATGTTTTTGACCGGCTGCGTTTGAAGGTAATGGACGCCGGCCTTTATGATTATATTCAGACAAAAGTAAAATGGGTGCTGGGGGAGCTGGATAAATTATTGGCCAAGTTTGAAAAATGGTCAAATGACGGCCAGTTGCGCGACTGGGTAAAAAAATTAACCGATGCGATAGAGAGGGGCCTGACCTTGGCCTGGCAGGTGGCGATGAAATTTTACGCCGCCGGGCAGATGCTTTGGCCGGTGGTGGATAAAATCGCCTGGGCTTTTGGCGGCTGGGCAAATGTGTTGCCGTTTTTGATAGCCCTGCCTTTTGTGCCGTTTTTAATGCAGGTTGCCAGCGGTGTGGGCATGATGATTAGCGGCTTTATGGGGCTGTTGCGGCTGGGCAAGCCTTTGCTGTTCCTGTTCCGCGGCTTTGGTGGGGTTTTGCGGCTTTTGGGCGGCTTATTGCCGTGGGTGGGGCGGGCTTTGCTGGTGCTTTCGCGCGGTTTTATCAGCCTTGGCATAGCAATGATGACCACACCGGTCGGCTGGATTATTGCCGGCATTGCCGCGATAGCAGGCGCTGCTTACCTTATTTATCGCTATTGGGACAAGATAGGGCCTTACTTCAAAGCGCTGTGGGCTTGGGTGAAGGGCGTATTTGTCGGCTTTTGGAATTGGCTAAAAGGCTTTTTTGCCGGCCAGAGCATAGGCAGTATTTTGCTTGCGGCCTTTATGCCGATTATCGGCCTGCCTGTGTTGATTTATCAAAGCTGGGATAAAATCGGCCCTTATATGGCGGCGCTGTGGAATGGAGTTAAAAATATTGTAGCGGCGGCATGGGAGGGGATCAAAGGCCTTATTGGTTGGGAAACATTGCAGCCAAAGCTGGCCGAGCTGGCGGCCGGCATTGCGGCAAAATTCACCGAGATTTGGAATGGGGTGCAAGAGACTGCGCAAGCGGCTTGGGCGCGACTGGCGGCGATATTTAGCTGGGACAATATAAAAGCGGTGTTTGATGCGGTCAAAGACGGCATTATCGGGGTATTTAAGACGATTAAAGAATATGTTCTCGGCGTTTTTGATAGTATCGGGAAAATGTGGAACACAATAAAGGGCTGGTTTGGCGGCAGCAATGCCGCTGAAGCCGGCGCCAATGCGGCCAAGGCGGAACAGGCGGTAACAGCCGGGCAAATGCCGGCGGTAGTGCCAGACGGTCAGGCGATGGTGCCGAAGAGCCAGAATGTGGCCGCCGGCGGCAGCACAGGCAGCATTGTGCTGACATTTGCACCCAATATCAGCATTACCGGCGCTGAACCCAGTGCCGTGCAAAAAGCGGTGCAGGACATCTATGCGCAATTTAAGCGTGAGCTGCCGCGCCTGATGGAAGAGGCCACGCGGCGCAAGGAAAGACTGGCCTATTAGCATTCGCCCGAAGGGCGCAAGGGCGACTGCCCGCCGGCGTTGATACGCCGCCCCCGTGGAGGCGTTCCCGAAGGGAACTGCCGTGAACGCAAAGGAATATTATGATTACGGCAATGCTTGGCTCTATCACTTTAGGGGTTTTGGGTGGTTTGGACTATCTGACCGGGCCGAAAAGCGACAGGGAACGGTTTCGCAACACTTATGCGCGGCATGATGTGATAAGCGGCAAGCCGGTGCTGCAGGAAATCGGCCGCGAGCTGGACGAACGCAACATGAGCTTTTTCTTTGATGAGACATTTTGCAATCCGGTGGCGCAATGGGCGCGGCTCTGGGCAGCGTATCAAATGAAAATGCCGCTGCCATTTGTCAGCCAGGCAGGGTTTGCCGGTATGCGTTATGTAGTTGAGGGCTTGGAGAAAGATAACCAGAAAACCACCCGCAGCGGGGTGATTGTGCGGATTGAGGCGACCATGACGCTGATTGAGGCGCCGCTGTTAAACCCGCTGGACAGCCTGATGCAGGGCATGGGCGCGGGGCTGAAAAATGCGCTTTCCCTGCCGTTATCGCTGAAATAAGGAGTGGTTATAGTGGGGCTTAATTTGTGTCGATTCGACAGAGAGTAAGGGAATTTATAATGATGGGCTAATTTGTGTGCAGGAAACAGAAATTAGTCCACTCTTATAGCCAGGCTTAATTTGTATGTGCCCGACAGAAAATAAGCGGTGCTTATAAGCCTGCCTTGGTTTGTGTGGCGCGGACAGAGAGTAAGGCAGGCTTATAGTCAGGCTTAATTTGTGTCGCGGCGACAGGGATAAGAGGAGCTTATAAGCGTTCTTGCGCTCTGTCCAAGAGACGGAAAATAAGGGGTGCTTATAACAACCGCTAATTTGTGTGAGTTGGACAGAAATAAGCAGCTCTTATAAGGCAGCTTAATTTGTATGCGCCTGACGGAAAATAAGCGGTGCTTGTAAGCTGCCTCGGTTTGTGTGGCGCGGACAGAGAGTAAGGTAGCCTATAGTCAGGCTTAATTTGTGTCGCAGCGACAGGGATAAAGGGTGCAATTATGGATTATATCACGCACAGAACGACAGAAGGGGAGCGCTGGGACATATTGGCGCTGCGCTATTATCGCGATGTATCCCGGCAAAATGTGCTGATTTCCGCCAATCGGGCACTGTTTGCCGGCTTTGCCGTGCCGGCACGGCTGCCGGCCGGTCTGACGCTGCAAGTGCCGCTGATTGATGTGCCTGTGGCGAGCACAGATGACCGCCTGCCGCCATGGAAGAGGTGAGGCGATGGAATTTTGGGTTATTCTTATGTTGATTGCCTTTGGTTATCCGGGCTGGGCATTCTTTTTCCTTTTAGTGTTTTGGGCAATGAAATCTTAATGGATATTATCGGCACTGCAGCGGGTATGATTGGCGGTATTTTGAGCGGTGGCGGGGTGCTGCAGCCGGCCTTCCGCGTGATCTATCAGGGCAAAGACATTACGGCTGCTTTTGCCCCGCAAGTATTGTCTGTTCATTATACTGACAAGAGGCACGGCGAGGCTGATGAGGCGACTTTGAGCCTGCAGAATAGTGACGGCCGCTGGTTGCAAGCATGGGCACCCGATGATGGTGATGTATTCAGCCTTTATTACGGCTATGCCGATAATCAGGTTTTTGCTGGCGAATTTACTGTAGATGAATGGAGCGTGAGCGGCGACAGCGGCGGCGACAAGGTGGAGATTAAGGGGCTTGCGGCCAGTAAGAAGCAGGAATTGCGAACTAAAAATACTGTAGCCTATGAGAAAAGCAAGCTTTCCGAAATTGTCGGCAAAATTGCCGCCAAGCATGGCTTGTCAGTGGAAGGGGCGATCGAGGATTTGCCGTTTGAGCGCATTACCCAGCATGGAGAGCGGGATTTGGAATTCCTGAAACGCCTGGCTGATGATTACGGCCATTATTTTAGCGTTAAGGGTAAAAAGCTGGTCTTTACGAGCCGCGATGCGTTGCGCGCGCGGCAGCCGGTAATGGTGATTGACCGGCTGGCAGCGGCCGGGCAGATGCTGAAAAATTACAGCTTGCGCAAGGCTGACCATGCGGCCAGCAAATCAGCCAAAGTGAAGTTTCAAAACCCGCGCCGCAAGGCACTGGTAGGGCAGAAGGCAGATAGCGCCGAAGATTTAGGGGTTGTCACCTCTACCGGCGACATTATGAAAATTGATGTGCGCGTGGAGAATGATGACCAGGCGAAGCGGGTAGCCAAAAGCCGGCTGGATAGTAAAAATGCGCAAAAATGGACAGGCAATATGAGCCTTGTCGGTTTGCCCGCTCTGGTGGCCGGCGCGGTGGTTAAACTGGCTAATTTCGGTGTGTTTGACGGCGAATGGCTGATTGCCCAGAGCGAGCATAGTATTGAGCGTTCAGGTTATGAGACGAATATTGAAATAGAAAAGGCCAGCGCCAAAAATATTGCCGATGGCAAGGCCGCCAAGACAGTGAAAAGCGGGCAGACGGCCAAAGATGACGGTATAGAGGATTTGGGCGTGATTGATGCCGGCGGCAACATCACAAAATAAGGGGAGCTTATAAGCCGGCTTAGCCTGTGTCGCGGCGACAAGGAATAAGAGAATTTATAAGAGTAGACTAATTGGTGTGCAGGAGACAGAAATTAGTCCACCCTTATAGTCGGGCTTGATTTGCGTGTTTTCGGCACAAAGGAAGGGCAAAATGAGGGCGCAGTATAAAAATGGCATTGTGCGCGCGGTGGACGGGGCGCGCGGTCTGGCGCGGGTGGAATTCCCCGATGAAGACGGGGTAGCAAGCTGGTGGCTTTCCGTCAATTCCGGCTTTACCGGTGGCTCTAAAAGCTATGCCATGCCGGAAATTGGCAGTCAGGTCGCTTGCCTGACTGATGAGCGCGGTGAGGAAGGGCTGATAATAGGCGCGATTTACAGCGAGAAAGATTTGCCGCCGAGTGTCGATGCCAATGAAATTGTGCAGATTTTGGCCGGCGGCCGTGAGGAGCGCTATAACAAGACGACTGGCACCATGCTGGTGAAGCAGACAGCGCCGCTGACGCTGGAAATCGGCACGGCTAAAGCGGTGATAGCGCCGGACAGCATTACCTTGAGCGTTGGCGGGGTGAGCCTGACTATCACTGCCGCCGGCGTGGAAATTAAGGGCGGGAAAATCACGCATGACGGCAAAAATATCGGCAGCACGCATAAACATGGCGGTGTGGAAGCCGGCGGTAGCAAAACACAGCCGCCGGAATAGGTTCTGGTTTACAGAGCAATCATTTCTATAGCTGTCCACGGAAGGAAGCGTAAACGCCCATAACCGTTCATTGGCATCTCGCCTTGATGTCTGTGCACTTTATCGGCTGTCATCATAATACCCTTATCATTTGTGGATTTCAGGAGGCCGCGAATACCATTATCAGAGACTGTTGTAACATAGACTTCACGCTCCAAATATGCGCTAAGGTCTGTTATTTGCTGGTTTGTCTCACTCATTGTGCTTTCCTTTTTAACTTCACGGGCATAATGCCCGTTTTTTTGTGCCTTGCGCGCATGCGAGACTGGGCGCATGACGGATAGGCGCACAATCGCAAATATTCATTGGCAAATCAAGCTGGCCCGTGGTGCAGACGCGGCGCCAGCCGGCATTGTGACTGACTATGCCGATATAGAGCAAGAAATACGCACAATCATTATGACGCCGCTTGGCTCTGTGCCGACCAACCCGCTGAAGGGGTGCGATTTGCTGCCGTTGATTGACCTGCCGGGTGAACAGGCAGCACCGCTGGCGGCACAGCGCATTTATGACGCGCTGGCGCTGTGGGTGCAGCGCATAGAGCTAGGCACAGTGAGCGTGCAGCCGGTAGCAGTTCACCATTGGCGGGTTCTTGTGCCATGGCGGGTAAAAGACGATGTGCTGGCCGAATTCCAGACAGCGGAATTTGACATTGATTTTGTGAAGGATATTTAGGCGTGCGCAAGAACGAACTCGGGGCATTCAATCTGGACACATTGCGCGCGCTGCCGCGCCCAAACATTTATGAGCGCGATCCGCTGAAAATAAAAGCACGCATGATTGCTTATTTTGAGCAGCAGACAGGGCGTAAGCTCTATGACGGCCAGGTTGAAATGTATCTGATTGAGACTTGGGCATATGGCTTTTCGCTTGCGATGGAAGAGGCACAGGCGCAGGCAGAACAATATTTGGTTGCCTTTAGCGCCGGCGGCGGGTTGGACGCTTTAGGGGCTAATCGCAGCCTGACGCGTTTGCCGTCCGCGGCGGCGCGAACCACCTTACGCTTTGCTTTACTCCAGCCACAGGCGCGTCCGCTAACCATACCGGCGGATTTTGCCGTCAGAAGTGAGGATAGTGATGTGCAGTTTCTGACGCTGCAAGCTTTGGTAATAGCAGCCGGGCAGCAGCAGGCCGAAGTGCAAGCCGTGGCAGCACAGGCAGGCGCGGCCGGTAATGGTTTTGCTACCGGCAGCCTGACAATTATGACCTCACCTATTGCCGGGCTGGCTGTCGCCAATATCACTGTCTCAAGCGGCGGGGCAGATATAGAGAGTGATGATGCCTACCGCCTGCGGCTGGCCAATGCTTTAGAGCTTGTCTCACAATCCGGGCCGGCAGCCGGCTATCGCGAACGGATTTTTGCTGTCTCGGCGGCGATTGTGGATTGCGCAGTGTTTCGTCCGCAACCCTGCTATATTGACATTTACGCGCTGACAGCCACCGGCACGGCCGGAACTGAGCTAAAGGCGCAGATAGAAGCTGCTCTTGACCCGGAATATGGCAGGCCGATGGGTGATGAGGTTACCATTAAAGATTGTGAGGGCGTGGAGCTTGCCGGCACGCTGACCATACGCGCCTATAGCGGCTTACCCGAAATAGAAAAACAGGCACAAGCGCAGTTGTCCGTAATCACTGATGGCTGGCGGCAAAGCCTTGCCGCCGTAATTGCGCCAAGCGACTTGATTGAAGCGGTCAAGCATATTGGCGGCGTGCTGGACGCACAGATTGACGGTTTGATTTATCAAAAGCTCACAGCGCCGCAATATGTTGCTAAGGCTGACATCACCATTAAAATGGAGATGGTCAATGGCTAAATCGTTGACAGGGCTTAAAACCCGTCTTGATCCAAAAACACTGCCGCCGGTTGTAGCAAACGGCCTGACCGCTGCACTGACAAAGGCCGCAGCCAGACAGCTTGATGAGCCGGATTTCCGCCTTGTGATGGCAGAGTTTATCGACACGGCGCCCAGCGCCAGCCTGCCGGCGCTGGTTCGGGAGCTGTCGCTGGAAGATTTGATTGAGCCGGGCATGCGCGAGGATATAGTGCGCGGCCTGTTAAAGCGCACGGTGGAACTGCATGCTGCCAAAGGCACAGTGGCCGGAGTGCGCGCCGTGCTGGCACTGCTTGGTGCCAAAGCCGATTGGCAGCAATGGTATTTGCAGTCGCCCAAAGGCGAGCCGGGCACGCATAAAGTGGTTGTGTTCCCCGAAAGTGCCGTTTTTAACAATGGTGACCCGATTTTATCGCCGCGGACGGCAGCTTTGGTGCGGCGCGCTATAAGCAATTATAAGCGTAAGAGCCAAGACATCACCATTTATCAGGGACTGACCAATAAAGGCGCGGTTTATCCTGCCTGCGTGGCGGCCAGCAGTCGCAAAATCGCAATTTATGCCCCGCAATTAGGCAATCAGACATATCAAATGCCGTATTTTAGCGGGGCATGGACTGCGGCAATCCGGCGCATACGCATCAATATGAAAGGGTCGTTATATGGCTGACAAACAGCAATATTTTTCCATTTTGACCGATATTGGCCGGTTTAAGATCGCAAAAGCGGCGGCCGATAAAGGCGAAGTCAAAATCACCCATTTTGCCATTGGGGACGGCGGCGGCCAAGAAACCAGCCCGACCCCCGGGCAAAAGGCGTTGGTGCATGAGGTTTGGCGCACACAGGTGGAAAGCGTCAATATTGACGAGAAAAACCCGGCAGCGGTGATTGTTTCGGCACTGATCCCGCGCGATGTCGGCGGTTGGTGGATACGGGAATTCGGCATATTTGACGAGGTCGGCGATATGCTGGCGGTGGTAAAGCCGGCGCCCAATTACAAAGCCACGATTGCTGAAGGGCAGAACGAAGATATTATTTATCAATTTCAGCTCATTATTGGCGAGAATGCCAATATTGTCGTGGTGATTGACCCGTCCAGCCAATATTTGACGCGCGAGGCGGCCGATAAAGTCTATCCGAGCCGGGAAGAAGTGAAAACCGGCTATGTTTCTAAAGATGATTTCGCCGCGGTCGGCAAAGGCTGGGTGAAACACTCGGAATTAAATGCTGCTATAAATGGCGTGAAGGTGATGAACCAGCCCTGGCTGGCTGTGCTGGCGCTGGATTTGCAAGCACCGCCTGCAAGCCCGCATTTAGGTGATGTTTACTTAGTAGCGGCTGGCGGCACAGGTGCATGGGCCGGCAAAGACGGCCAAATTGCCGAATGGCGCGGCGATACTGATAAATGGCGGTTTACTCAACCACTCAATGGCCACGGCATCGGCCTGCCGAACGGCGATGTCTATGTCCGTTTCAACGGCAGCTATCAGCCGTTTAAATATGGGCGGCTTGATAAGGAAAACGCATGGCAGGAAGATAATAGCTTCAAAAAGAAGATTTCGGTTCTGGGAGAAGCAGTATTTGCCTCAAGCGTTTCCATGACGGCACTCGCTGCTGCCGGCACCGCCACTTTTAACGGGCCACTATTGGCAAATGGTGATGTGGCCTTTAACGGCGGCGGGACACGACTTAGCGGCAAGATTGCCGGCAATCTGCCGTTTCATCAAATTATGGTTGCCGATCAAAACAAGCAAGGCGGCGGCGTAAAATTTGTTGATACTAACGGCAATGCGCTTTGCGAAATTTCTTACGATGTCAATCGAGGTGTGCGCATAGGCGTTCAGGGCATTGGTGATGTTTTTTCCATTCAGAGTGACGGCAATATAAAGTCAAAATTCGGCGAACAGATTTTCGGCGCCGGTATGCTTTTAAATAATCTAAAATCTTACATCGATCAATCCGTTGGCGATGCCTATTGGGCGGGTGACTGGAATTACAGGGGCGCGACTATAGACACCGGAGATATGGGCGGTCGCGGCACCATACAATATGTCTCGGGATCAAATGGCTATGAGCAGTTTAGGTTTACAGACTTGTTTATTAGATTGCGCAATGGCGAAGAGCGGAAAATAGGGAGAAGATAATGTTAAATCACGGCGTTTGGTCGGCCGAAAAAACGGCAAAAGGCTATTACAAATATTATAATAAAGAGGGGATAGAATGGTATGATTATTTCAAAGCAGCCGGAAATCAGAGCATCTGGTATCTGGTTATCGATGATGGCAAAATTGTCCTTTGCGAGCAAAATTGGGCTTATGCCCAATGTGCTGATTTACTAGTCATAGGGGTGGACGATATTGCGCCTTATACGGCCGGGGCCGGCGGCACTATTTACGGCTGCCGCGTGGATTTGGAAAGAGGCAAAATCCTGCCTCCCTTGCCGGCAGCATTAACGGCTATGCAAGTCCGGCTTTGGCTGTTGCAAAATGGCAAAACAGACGCCGATGTCCAGGCTGTTATAGCCAGCCTTAAAAGCCCTCTCAAAGAGCAAGCCGAGATAAAATGGCACTATGCTGCGACTTTTGACCGCGATGACCCGTTTATCGCCGATATAGCCGAAACAATGGGTTGGTCTACCGAGTGGCTGGATAATGAGTGGCAAGCCGCGGTGCAAATTATCTGAAAGTCGGCCGGGCAGGCAGTTAAAGCCTGCCAGCGGGGGCAAGCCGACAAGCAAAGCCCCGCCCGATGGTGACTAAGCTTAACCATCGCAGCCGTCAATCACCCCATCGGTGATAGCTGCCGTTTTAAGCATTAGAGGTTATCAAATGATTAACGAAAATATGATTGCTGTCGCCCCGACACAGCCGCCGTCCGCATATTTTGGCGGCAAAATGCGATTGGCAAAACTTATCATCGAGCGGATTGATGCCGTGCCGCATAATGCCTATGCCGAGCCTTTTTTGGGTATGGGCGGCATTTTTCTGCGGCGCGGCAAAAAGCCCGCTAATGAAGTCGTTAATGACATAAGCGGTAATGTGGTAACGCTGTTCCGCGTCCTGCAACGGCACTATCCGTATTTTCTGGATTTCCTCAAATTTCGCCTAACCTCGCGCGCCGAATTTGAGCGTTTGCAAAAGGCAAATCCCGACACTTTGACGGATTTAGAGCGCGCAGCCCGCTTCCTTTATCTGCAACGCACGGCCTATAGCGGTAAGCCTGCCAATGCCAATTTTGCCGTGGACAGATGCGGCCGGGCGCGTTTTAATGTTTTGCGGCTTGAAGCTGTTTTATCGGCGCTGAACGAGCGCCTGGCTGGCGTAGTGATTGAGCAACTGCCCTATGCCGACTTTATCAGCCGTTATGACCGTGAGGGCATGCTGTTTTATCTGGATCCGCCTTATCTTGGAAACGAGCAGTCATATGGTAAGGGCATATTTGCCCGGGAGGATTTTGCCATGCTGGCTGAATTGCTTGCCGGTATAAAGGGGCGGTTTATTATGTCGCTCAATGCTCATGCCGATATTTACAGGCTTTTTAGTGGCTTCCGCATTGAGACTGTAGATGTGCGCTATTCCACTGGCATTAAACATCAGGACGCCAAGGAAGTGCTGATAAGCAACGGATAGCTTGAGCAGGCGTCAGATTGGCTGTTGCAACCGGTTATCTCTGACACCCGGCATACTATATCTAGTAGTGTGGGAATTTTGAGCGTGGCGCGTTTTTGTCAAAAGTTATCTGTTTTTTTGACAAAAATTTCAGCGCGCTACAGTTGCACGGGAACCAGATAACGGCCCCGCAAATAGCTGTCGATCATTGCGCTGGCATCATTGAGGGCGAATTCCACCCTGGCGGAATTCACTTCTTCCGTTTCGCGATCTTCGATCTGCGACAGGCGGATAATTTCCGTGTCGCCAAAACGCGCAATCATCGCTGCCGTATTGCCATACATTATTGCTGCTCTCGTCCTGCCGATAAAATCAAATTCAAAGGGCCTTCAAACGCGCTGGGTGCGTTTTTATTTCATTTAGCCAGACATGCCTGCCCGGCGGCGGTAAAAACGCTTACGCGCCTTTATTTTCATCTCCGCCTGCCGGTTCGGCGGCAGGGGTGATCTCGCTGCCGTTTTCTGTCTCATTATCATCAGCCGAACCGCTATTTTCATTGGCTGCTTCGTCAGCCGGTTTTTGCTCCTGTTGTTCCGGCCGGCTAAAAAACTGAATAACCAGATTAGGCTCTGCTTTGAGAGAAGCTATTTGCGCCTTGCTAAAATGGCACAGCGGGTATTCTTCTGTGCCAAAATGCGCCTGGCCGGCGCGGCGAAAGCCTTCAATTTTTGCCGTGATGCGGATAATCTGCGCTGTCTTCGCTTTGTTTTGGCTTTTTTGCGCCTGTTTGGCCATTTATCAATCCTCTTTGTTTTTTGGGTTGGCGGCCGCCGGCCGGCTGACAGGCCGCAGCCGCCAAAAAGTTTGCAGATGTGAGGTCTGCCCTCATCAGCCCAGCAGCGGGATAACCACGATTTCGGCCGAGCCGCGCCAAATATTGGAATTCCCGCTATCAATCAGTTCGGCATTGAGCAGCTTGCGCGCTGCCCCTTCAAGCTGCGGCGGCACCAGCAATTTGGTCGGGCGGATATTGATCACCTGCCCGTTGCGCTTGCGGATTGTCGTCATCGCCGTGCGCGCTTTTGCATAAGCTTCCGGCGTTAAAGCCTCATTTGACTTATAAGCGAGCTGCCACAGCCCAAAGCCGGCATTGCAGCGCCCGTCCACGCCGTAAAGATATTCGCTCTTCATAAAGACATTATCATCTTCTTCGCTGTCTTTACTGACCAGTTTGAACGGTTTCCGCTCCTGGTAGATCATCGGCTTGATGACCTTTGTATCGTCAATCAGATACCAGCTCGGCTGTGAGCCGGCGGCGAAATTGGAAACCGAGGCTTCCTGCCCATTCTCCCCATAGCCGGGGTGATCTGTATCGAAGAAGCTTTGCCCATCATAACAGAGGGTTTTATCGCCATTTTTAAAAAGCGGGAAAATCAACTGATCAGGGAAACTGGCAGCGTCCTGTGCCAGTTGCGCCACGGCCGTTGAGAAAAAGCCTAACTGGTCATCTTCGATATTATCGCGCGACAGGCCGATAGTATTTTCAAATTTGCGGTTTTTGATTGTATAAGTGGAGGCCGACAGGCTGTTAACCGCCCTGTCACCCAGCCATTCGCGTATGCCTGGCAAATCATCAAGGCGCGGATATTCATTCGCCGCCGTGGTGCTTTTTACAGTCATGGCGATTTTTTGATAATCAGTCGGCGTTGCCTCAAACTGCTTGTTAAAAGTCGTCAGCGTAGCTGTGAAAATGCTTTTGAGGTTTGATCCGTTAATATCCATTATTATGCTCCAAGGTTCACGACAGCGCGGACAGCGCCGCCCTGAATAGTGGTCTGGCCGATCAGCTTGCCAATGCGCGTGCCGCCGCTGCTATCCTTGATTTTTGTGGCATCATCATCGGCGGCAAAAATATCCTTGCCGATAGAGGCGGCAGCAAAAACCACCGGGAAGGCCCGCACATCGCGCTGCACCATTACAATAGCGCCGGCATCTGCGCCGTCCCGATTATCGACATGCTCCACCGCAATGCCGGCAAAGCAAACCGAGCTGCTGCCAAGCGGCACGGCAAAGCCGGCGGCATTAAGGCCGACAAGCGCGCGGCCATAAATGCGCGCCCCGGCGGCAACCGGATAGCCAAAGCCGGTGCCAGGCAGAATTTGAGGGATTTCAATGTCGCGTGTGGCGGCCATCAGAGCGTCTCCTGTGTTTTCTTGGTTTTGGCAAAATCTTCCGCCGAAACGCTCATCATTTCGGCAATTTTTTTATCATCACCTGACAGGCTGGCCGCATTTTGCGGCTGGTGCCCGGCAAGCCCACCGGCATTGATACTGGTGAGGGCGTGGATTTCCTTTTCAACAGCGGCAGCATCTGCCATATGGCGGGCAATATAATGCTCTTTCAGCGCCGGCACGATTTTGCCTTCCTTAAGGGCGGCATTGACAAACAGCTCGGCCTTTTCCTGTTTTTGCGCCTTGGTGAGGGCGGTGAGCTGACTGTTCAATTCAGCCACCGTCTTCTCCAGCCCGGTTTTGCCGGCAGAGGCTGTCTGGGCGGCGGCCAGCTTTTCGGTTAAGGCGGCTATTGCTGCCTTTTCATCAGCCGCTTCACCCAGCCCGGCCAGTTTTTGCAGGCTGCTCAAAAGCTCTTTATGCACCGTTTGAGCGGCGTTCAAAGCCTTGATAGCAGCCAGCGCTTTGTCAGCGCCGCTATCTTCCGAAAGGCCCAAAGCGGCCATAAGCTCCTTATTCATCTGTCTGCTCCTTGCACGAAAAGATTGTAACTGCGTGAGTGCCGGATTGTTAGTCAGCGCCGCACGATCAATAGCGACAACGCGCGATAGCGGCTGCTCCACGGTGCCTTCTGGCAAGCACCTGATTACCGGCGAGATAAAGCCATATGCTTTATCTGCCAGCAGCTCTTTGCCGGCATTTGTCCATTCTACCCGCCCCCAAATGCCGCTATCGCGCGCTTCAAGAGCAATAATCCAGCCATAAGCGCGGCCGTCACCACAAAAAGGGGAGGAATCAATGCCGTGGTCTAAATCAATAGGGAGTTTTTTATTGGTCAGGCCGGTAAAAGACGCCAGAATAGCAGCCGTATCGCACTGAAACGGGCCACGCCCATCTATAGCAGTAAAAATACCGGCCGGTACCAGATGTATCCAATCAGCGGCACCCGCGCCTGATTGGTCAAGGCTCATAAGCGTGATTATTTGGCTTGGCTGCGGCATTGGCGAAAACTCCATTGCCGCATAATAGCAGGGGGCAATGGCGCTCCCTATCCGCGCCGCCGCGCGCATAAAGCCGGATTTTTCGCTTATTTAAGAGGAAGAAAGCAGCCTTTGCAGACGGGTAAAGATGATATTAGCCATCATTTCTCTATCGTCTTCTTCGACTGTCAAAAACGGCCGGGCAGGCATAGTGGTAACCGATTGGCTCGTGTAAGTGCGGTCATCGCGCAGATCGTGCCAACTATGTTGCTTTTTAATCGTGCCGCCCAGTTGATGGATAGCAGCGTAAACGCGATTCGTGCCAATGTAAACATAGCCATTGCCGGGGGCAGAGGTCAGACTGGATCGCAGCATACCGCTTTCCACCATCATGCGGGCATTGCGCTTTTGTGCCCTATAAGCAGGGTTAAGCGGCGCCCAGCGGCTCTCCAGCACCCCGGTTTTAAGCCTTTTTTGGATATTGCCGGTCAGGCCGACACCAATAATACGCATAATTGGCGTTGTGTCGCCCAGCGCGCGCTGCAACCTCTGGAAATCCGCCAGCAGCCGTTTATCATCAACATTAACTTTTATGCTCACGCCGGCCATTTGACTTTTTCCTTATGTGCACTTATATTATCGAAGCGCGGCGAGCCAAACGGATAACCATTGCTCTTGCGATGTGGGGTGTGCATAGCCGACCTCCCCGCCGCGTTATTTCCTTTTTTTTACAATATTCCTGCCGCGTCTTTCTAGCTGGCGGCGTTTTGAGCCGTGCGTGTAATGCACGGTTGTTGTATATATTTCTCCCTTACTTGTTTTTTTGAACCCTATTTGCCACATTTTCCCGTCATATTCGACGAGAGCGCTTACCCGCTTTTGGTCGTCAATGTAAAAATCCCCTTCAGAAACTGCATATTCCACTATTTCCGAATAGGCTTTCGGCGTTGCTTCCGGGTGATAGCTATGCCGCTGTATTGTATCGGCCGAGAGCCTGATTTCCGTTCTGGTCGGCACGGCAAAGGCATCGGCCAGCTCGGCCGGGGCAATGGCGGCAGGAATATGGGTGTGCGGGTTTGAAAGCGCCCCGCGCATGGCTGCCCCGGCAAAGCGCTCTATCACCCCCGGAGCCGCCGCCACTGTTTCATCGCCCGGCGCAGTGCGAGAGAGCCAGGCTTTGCCAGCATTATATTCGAAACCCGGATCAATGCCTTCCGGCACTTCTACAATTTTGCCGCCCGCTTTTTTGGGCACATAATTGAGGCTGGGCGCTTTATCCCATGTTTTTTTGCCGGCGCGGGCCAAGCCGTCCATAGATACCGGCGTCACAAAGCAGCCGCAGCGCCAGCCATTGGGCGGGTAATTACTGTCCCAGAAGGGATCATCGGCTTTAAGCTGCAAGCCGTCCCAAGCCAAATGGTTGAGGCGTGGGTGCAGGCTGCCCGAGTGGTGATATTGCCAGCCGGGGAAATAATCCAGCACATCAGGATCGGTGAGCTGGGCATAGCGGCCGGCGGCATAGGCGGTGCGCAAATTCGTGTCGTAAATGATCTCCTGCCGCCAGGCGCGGCCGGCTTTGCTGCCTTCGCCTGTCCAGCCGCTCCAGCCGTTTTTGGCGACAATGGCATCAAAATCCTTGCGGAATTCTGATAATGTCGTGCCTTTTTCAAGCGCTTTTAAAATTGCTGTTTGGAAATCCGCCACCAGCGCATCTGTCGCCGCGCCCGCTACCATAAAGGTGCGGCTATGCACTTGGGCATAGACATCTGTCCAAGTTTTGGTGGTAACCTTGGCTTTTTCTCTGAAGAAGCGGATTGCCTGTTCAAAGGGTAAATCAAGGGCGGAAACAGTGTCGGTCATTGCGGCTATTTCTGCCTTTTTATATCGTCAATCATCGCCGCCTGGCCGGCCAGATGCGCCAGCGCCATGCTTTGCGCCATGGCATTAGACAGCTCGGCCGGCGATAATGGCAAAGCAGCCAGCCTGTCGGCGGCATCAGCTAAATCCGTTGCCGTTAACAGCACTTGTCTTACCTCTTCCGTCAGCCCGGACATGGCGGCGGCAGTATCGTTCTCTGCCTTCTCTGTCAGTTTTTGGATAAGCTCATCGCTCTCTGCGTCCTGCCTTTGCTGCCGGTTATTGAGCATTTGCGCAGCATTGAGCGCCGGCGAGCGGGCAAAACCTTGCGCCGGCGCCGGCCGGCCGCCGACCAGCTCTGCCCCCTTGGCCGGGTCAGGCGCGCCGATCTGATCACGCAGCCAGCTTGCCTCAACCGTAAAGCCTTGCGGCCCCAGTTTTTCCACTGCATTGATTATTTTATCAAGATCAAGGGCATCAGGCCGGCCTATGGAGATTGTCGGGTATTCTTCTTGCGGCCCAAAATTAAAGGCGATAATATTGGGGATAAGCTGGGCATTGAGCGTGGCGCCGAGGATTTCGGCATCTGACCACTCAATATCTTCCTGAACCAAGCGATGTTCTTTCGCCACCGCATGGCCACCGGAAACAGCAGCTTTCAGGCAACAAAAAACCGCCCTGACGGCGGCTCCAGCTTTTTATATAAAAAGATTGGTTGCGGGGGCAGGATTTGAACCTGCGGCCTTCAGGTTATGAGCCTGACGAGCTACCGGGCTGCTCCACCCCGCGCCAAGCGCCTTACACGGCGCAGGTTACGCATCTAGCATAATCATACACAGAAAGCAAATAATCTTGCAGAAATTTCCAAACTTATTTTTTAAATATCTTTTTACGGAAGACACTAAGCCGCTTTTTCAATACCCTGAGAGACTGCCTAATACAAGTGAACCAGCCTTATAATAGTCTTAGACGGAGTAAAATTTTGAGCCTTTCCACTTTTCCTTAACTCAGCCGGGCGGCAGCAGAATGGCGGCACAGGCGGCTTATGCACCGCCGGCTTGAAACTACGCCACATATACGCTCCCCACTTTCACCGGCCATAAGCCGGTATCCTCCCGCCTGCCATTTTTATCTCTCAAGACAACAAGATTGCAATAGAGGTTTAGCAAATCGTAAATTTTATAGGGGGAACACACGCCAAACAAACAGGATAAGCGCATAAAACAGGGCAAACAGGGCAGCGCTGTCGCTTCTTATCGCCGGCAATGTGCCATTTTCCAGAGAGTCGAAGAAAACGGCAACGCGCCTTCAGGCATGCCTGTCTAACCTGCCTTGCAGGAGGCCGAAAAAGGGGGCACGGCAGCCCCCTTAATATTAAAGCATAATAAAATCACCGATTTTATCTGGATAATATCAGTTTTTTGTGCTTTTTCCTGACAGAAATTACCCTTGAAACAGGGCTTCAACCATAGAAATATAGCTATCCCCATGGCGCCGCTCGACTATCGCTTCTTTTTCCGGCCTGCCGTTTTTGCCGATAAGCGGCTTACCGTCTTTACCCTTTTTATCCACCAGCTTTGCCCCGCCCAAATGCTCAAGCTGTTTTGCTTTCACCTTTGCGCTATGCAGCTCGTGCGCTTTATCCATTTCCCAGCGCAACTCCAGCCCTTCTCGATCCAACAATTCAATAACAGATTTCGCAACAGCATTTTTCAGCTTGCGATCATAGGCCATAAGCTGTCGCGCTTTATTGACCCCGGCGGTCAGATTAACCGGCAGGTTTTTCTCTTCCAATAGCGCCAAATGGGCAAAGCGATTGCGAATCCAAACCTTATAATCCGCCCTTTTTAAACGCTCATTACTTTCTCTAAAGCAGAGTTTATATTTTTTACCGTCTCTTTCCTCATAAGAAGTATCTGCACCTGTAATAGAAAAAAGTTCAGCGATTTTATCGCTAATCTTCTTATTTTCCGCCGTCAATTTACAAAAAGCTTCAATAATTTGCCCTTCTGTGAGCAAATTAACACCATGGGCATTGGGTTTTTTGATAGTTTCTCCATTTACATCTTTGTTTTCTTTATCTTTCAAGGCTGGAGAAAATTGCTTTCCAAGAGGCGTTTTTCTATCTTTAGCTTTATCCGTCTCTTGCTCCGCTTCTTCTTGCGGTTCAGGAGCTAAATCCCCGTATTCTTCATGCAACAAAGCCAGCAGGGTGAAATATAAATCGCGCTCAACCAGGCCAGAAAAGTCAACCAGCCGCCCCAGCACATTCATCAGCAGGCGGTGCAGCCGCACATGATTTTGCAGCGTGACTTCCGCCGTTAAGCGCTGGTGATCGCCTATCTGCTGCACCAGCTCCTTATAGAGCTGCCCGTTTTCCCGCTCCCATTGTTTTTTATTTTTTGCATCGACCCATTCTTCATGCAGATCCGCCCGCTTTTTTTGCGCCTTGGCAATTTCCTTTTTCAGTTCCTTACGTTTTCGCTCCCGCTCTTCCTGCTCATCTTCCGCACCCGGAAACAGCTCTTTTACCGAATCACGCCGCACTTTATAGGCGTCTGTATCTTTAGCGGACAGCCAAGCTAAAACCTTGCTGCCGAAGCGTTGCATTTCCCGCAAATCGCGGAAGGCCTGTGGGCTATCCTGCCCTTCCTGTTTCGGGAAGACGGTATCAAAATCTTTAGGCTCCTTATAATAATCCGCATAATCCTGCTTCAGCAATTCTGAAAGCTGGCCGTCCTCTCCCTTCCCCGCCACCATAAATTGCGCATCATGCATAAAAATATAGAGATCCAGCACTTGCACAAGCTGCGCCGCAATTTCCTGCTCGCTACCATGCTGCAAATGCGGACGGTTTTCGTCAGCCACTGCGCCGCGGCCTTCCGGTTTTTGCACAATAATCTGATATTTGCGGATTTGCTGGCGCAGGCTGGAAACTTCTTCCACCGGCATTAAGTGCAAGAGAAAATAGAGCGCAGCCTGCCATAGTTGCGGCGCGGCTTTCTCCGGCACATTATCCAACTGTTTATGCACATCAATGCTCGGATTTTCTGTCTTCTTGCGCTGTGGAATTTCCAGCACAAAGGCAAGGCTTTTCTTTTGCCCCTCATCTTCAACTTGCAGATAATCCGCCAGCGCCAGCGCGACAACATCGCATTTCAAATCTTCAATATAGCCCGCCTGCTCCCGTGCTTTAGCGCCATTGCTTTCATGACCGTTCTGCACGCGCATTTCTGTCGCCGTGGCCGCTGTAAGCTGATAGAAAAATGTCTCGATAGTATCGCCGGGCTGCAATCTATAAAGCCCGTCATTTCTCGAAACGGTAAGCAGCAGCTCTTCCGCCGATTTCGGCTCGCCTTTAGCGTTTTTCCCGTTCAGATGGCGCGCTGCCCCGGTGGCGCGGCCAATGGCTTTATCAATATATTTCTGCACCTCTTTATAAGGGAGCGCATCAAGCCAGGCTTTAAAAGCGCCGTCATAGAGCAATTTTAAAACCGCCCATTGGCAATTTGCCGCTTCGCCTGCCTCACCCTCGCGATTTTGCGCCGGCACATAATCGGGCAGCGCAATTTCCGGCAGCAGCTTGCCGCTGCTGTCCTTCCCCTGTTTAACGCCTTTCCACGCCTTTTCGGCGCGCTCCAGCACGCGGCGCAAACGCGGCAAAGGTAACAGCCTGCTATTGCCGGCGGCAATCTTTTGCCATAAAAAGCGTATATCCGCCCCGCCCAGATAATAAGCGAGCTGGATATTTTCCAAGCGGTCTTTCAACCGCTCCTGATATTTCTGCCGGTGCTGCCGGTAACGCTCTGCCAAAACCGGACAAACGGCCTTTATTATGTTATTTTCTGCTTCTTTCTTGGCCTTTTCTTCTTCTCTCTCGTTTCCCTTTATCTCACGTAATTTTCCCTCCTGCTGCAAGGCTTCAACAAAGCTGCCCATGCCTTTAAAATGGAAAGCGGCATTGCGCAAATCCGTCAGAGACTTCAAAGCAAAACAGCACCAGTCCCGCTGCGCTAGTGACGGCTTTTTATCGCTTTTATCTCCATCATCGGCAAAGAGCAGGTTATATTTCTGCTCCGCTTTAACCGCATTAAATCTATCCGCCGATAAAGCCTCATTTTTGGCAAAGAGAATATCGCCGGCAATGTTATTATTGGGGTCGACCCAATCCTTCACCGTGCGGGCGGCAAAAGCCAGCGCGCGGCGCCAGACGCGAACAAAAGCCTCATTTTGCTTAATCTCTGTCTGCCCGGCGCTGCCCCAATAGCGGCTATTCTCCACTTCCTCGGCTTTTGGCCAATATTGGGCAATAAAAGCCGGTTTGTCGCCGGCGAAATCCGCCTTGCCGGCTTCATCGGCACGCGCTTTATCTGCCGCCGTGTAATGGATAATTTTGCCCAGGCGGATAAGGTGGTTTATGTCGCGATTCTTCCGCCGGTTGCGCAGCAAAGCAAAAAGCTTGTCATCATTGTCCGGCAGCAGCCTTTCCAGCCGCTCACAAACAAGCTCTTTCAGCTTGTCTTTGGCGTTTTCCCCTTGCACAAGCGGCTTTTGCTTATCAACAAAAAGCGGTTTGCCCTTCAGCCTTTGTTTATAGCTTTCCTTCACCGCATTATGCACCGCCAGCAAAGCTTTATCCGCCTCTTGCGCTTCGGCATATTTCTTCGCTTCGCCAAAAATAACCGGCCAGACGGCGCGCAATTCACCGACAGCAATATTATAGGCCGGTTCTTTATCCGCCTTTTCCTGCTCAGCGAGGATAGCCTGCCTGATACGCGCGGCAAGATTATCGCCGCCCGTATGAGAGCGCAATTTGTCGCGATAGCGATCTATATCCTGCTTAAAAAAATCCGTATTGGCCAAAACCCGGCGCGGCTGCAACACATTGGCGGCAATAGCTTTCGCCCTGTCGGCAATCAAACCTTCCGACTTCAGCCTCTTATCCTGATTTGAGTGCTGTTTATGCCCGTAGCGCGCCCGGTCAGCGCCCGCTTTATGCGGTGGAACAATTTTATAAGCCCGCTGATATAAATGCCGGTATATTTCAACGACAATAGTTTCAGCCTCATTCGGGCCAATATCCTGCCATTGTCTCGAGCCGACAAACAGCTTGTAAAGCCGGCCTTTAGGGAAATCTTCCCGCCTCCCCTGTTTGGCCGCTGCCGCGCTAATTTTATTATCCCAATAATCCTTGAGTTTCTGCTTTTCCGCTTCCGTTATATCTTGCGGAAATAATTGCTCAACGCCCAAATATTCCCAAACCGCTTGCCCTAAAACGGCCCTGACATCGCGGATTTTCTGTTTTTCCTTATTTTCTCTCTCCAGCCTTTCCCTTTTCCGGGCATCGGCAATATTATTATTCACTGCTCTATCAGCCGCCGGCTTGGCAATAATTTTATCAATAATAGAAAGCCATTGCCGTAAAATGGGCTCGCCCTGCGATAACAGTGCAGCGATTGTCTGCACATTTTCCTGACCGTTACTTGCCGCTTTATTGTTAAGCGTAGCTTTGCTTATTGCTATTTCCCGTTTACGAGTTTCTTTTTGAACGACGGATCGGCCGTAAGGTTTTATAATTTTCATATGTCACCTGTAATTATTGGGGGCTTTTACGCAGAAAATATAGGCGGAAACAGCTCTTCAAGATTGCCTCATAATAATACATTATTTTTGCAATTTCCATAAATTTTTTCAGGTTTATTATTTGCATTTTTTTGGATTTCTTGCTGTAGCAGGGATCCGATGGGAGTATTTTTCAGACAAAATTGCATTGACGTATTGGCGACATTACTGGCGGTTGGCGGCGATTTGCGGGGGGAAGGGACGAGCGGCGGTTTGGCGGACAGTTCCGGTATGCTGTGCCTTTTTTCTTCTGCCTGCCTCCGTTAGAGCTTTTTTCCGGCAAAAGCTGAGCTGCCGCGCGGGTTAGCGTTTCAGCAGGAGCATTTTCAGCTTAATATGCTTCATTTACAATAGGTTCGCCCAGTTTCTCGGGTTGAAGATGGTTTACCTTACCAGCAGCTTTCCCTTCTGCCTGCCTGGGCGATTGCCGGGTCGCCGTGCCTGGGGCTGTCAATGCCGGCCGATTAACAAAAAGCCCTGTTTTTGGCCGGCGGGCGAGGTGTGGATTTTGGGATATTTTGCGTAAGGAAAGGCAGATAACAGAGAGATATTTTGCTGTTTTAAAGGCGATAGCTATCCGATAAAAAGGCCCCGCTTTTAGCCGGGCTTTTATCTATGGGGCCTTCTGGTTTTTATCGGGCGGATCTGCATGCGCAGGCGAGAAGCCGCCGCAGACGCATATTTTGCCTTGTAAAAAGAAGGGATTTTTGTGCGAGATAAGTAAGGAGAAGCTGTTATAGCCGATGGCAAGGCTTTTTATCTATCTGGTTAAGCATATTGATAATAAAGCGCCTATTGGCTTTCAGGATTGTGAGCTATTTTTGCGGTCTGGCGCCAATAGTTTTGTGCCTAAGGATAGTTTGCAAACTATTTGCAGTTTTTTTTGCTGGATCGCTTTGGCGCGCGAACGGCGGCTCCGGCTCTGTCCGGCATTTTGCGCCTGAGGCATTATGAGCCGCCTGCAAAGTGGTTATGCTTTTATTTTAGGGAGATTTTATGTAAAGGAAGAATGCGCAGAGGAGAGTGAGGAGGTGAGAGTTTATGTAATGTATTTGGCAGATCCGGCAGCGCCCTGATCTC